GTTTCAAATTGTCCAATATCAAAAGTTTGTGTTGGTTTTGTATATGTTGGCACATCTCCAGATATATCTGCTTTAGCTACAGTATCTACAGTAATTGCACTAACAGCAGATGCAGATGCGTCTGCATTTGTTGCTGCAGAATAGCTAACTGTTCCTAAAGTTGGAGCAGATGGAGCAGAAGAACTTATAGTTAAATCTGCTATTGATAAAGCACTTACTGCTGCACTTCTAGCTGCTGATATTGGAGAGGTTGCAGTTCCTGTAACTTCTACTGCTACTTCATCATATTCATCATTTGCTAACTCTATTGCAGTGTTAATTTTATCTGCAGCTGTTTTCATAGCTGCTAATGCAGTATCTATACTTGCATCAATATTTATAACCATTTCTCCAATTTCTGTAACAGCACTATCTACTTGAGTGTTAATCAAATCAGCTACTGCTTGCGTTTCATCTAATTCTGTTTTTAATGCTGTAAATGCTGTAGCTATATCAGTATTAGAATGTTTTGCATTCATTAGTCTCATCAATGCATTTCTAGCTGCAAATAAAACTACTGCATTATTTCCTTCTTTAGGAAAGTTCTCAACAGTAGTATCTGTAACTGCTATTGTAAAATCTTCGTTTATTTTTTGCAATAAACAATCTTTATCTCCAGCGTTAGTAGCATCGTTATCTGGTAATCCTCTTAATAACTTATCTGAAACATAATATACTGGGTCTGTTGCTGTTGCATATTCCATAAAATTAGAGTCTATAGCTCTACCTACTTGAGAAGTATGAATATGTCTACAAGGCTGATAGACTACTGGGTCAGCTGTAATATCTACTGCTCTTAATACATGAAGAATTTTTGCGTCTTCTACATTAAGACCATCAATAGGATTAGTTGTTTTTGTATTACCACTATGAAAAGATACTTCTTCAGACATTCTGTCTAATTTAGCCATAGGGAATACATTAATTACTTCTCTAGCACCATTAGATAACCAATCTGCTAAAGCAACATCATCAGTGCTTCCAAATCCTGTTAAATCATCAACTTGTGTTTTAAAATCAGCCATTATTTACTTTTCCCTTTTTTCTTAGAAAATATTTTATCCCATTTTCTTTCAAATTCTTTTCTAGTAATGTCCATTGGTCTTGGAGCATCACCTTTACCTGCACCATTTGGTCCTTTAAACATTATTTCTTCTTCTTAGCAGTTTTAGCTGCACGTTTAAATTGAGCTTTTGTTGGTGCACCTTTGCTGCCTGGTTTTCTCATCTTTTCACCAGAACCAGCTTTAATTCTTTTACGCTTGGCATGTATGTTAGCGTATAATCCACGTTTAGCCATTATGCTTTCATGCCTCTTTTCTTAGCAGTAGCATAAAATACTTTTGTACCTTTTTTCTTACCATAAGTTTTACTCATGGCACTTTTCATTTTCTTTGCTTTTTTAGTCATTGGCATAATTAGTCTCCTATAAGTTAGAGTTTTCTAATTTAGATTTTACTTCCGCTTGGTATGCTGTATCTTTAGCATATCTAGGGTCAGCCATAGCTTCAGTAACTTGAGCCCAAGATTGAAAACCTTGTTCAGCAGTTGGTGCAGCTTTACCTTCTACTAATCTAGGTTCAACACCATTTGCTCTTTCATATTGAGCTTTAAGTGCATTGACTGCAAGTTTAACAGTTTCTTTATCAGGACTGTTTACAGCTTTGTTATATGCTTGTCTTTCACCATCAGTCATATTTGTAGAAGCCCATTGAACCATCTCATTGTATGCTTCATTACCACCTACAGTTTCTTTTATTTCTGATGCCGTTTGTTCAGCCAACGCTTGCTGACCAGCAATATAATTATCAACATATTGTTTTGTGATGCCAACCTTTTCTAATGCTTCGTATGACTTAGCATCTAATTCACCTTTTTCTGAATACTCTTGTTGAAGAGTAGTCATATCTAAACCTGCATCTTGTACAGCATTTTCAGCTACTTCTAAAGTTGCCTTATCATTACTAGGATTTGGTTTAGAAGGTGATGGTCTTTGTTGAGATTGTTCACCAAGTTTCTTTTCTAACTCAGAATATGATTTAGCCAGCTCTTCAACTGAAGTGAATTTTTCTGGCAAACCTTCTGGTTTACTTTGTGTGGACTGTGTCTCGTTTGTTTGTTCTGTCTGTTGTGTT